ACCGAACATAACAAAACCCCCTTGGCTGCTCATCAGTGCCTAGCAACCACGCTAGACAGACAAGCAAGGCGAACCTTGCTTGTTTCGCTTATTGGTCAGAATTCCAACCGAGTTCTTTTAGCTTGTCGGCAATAGTGCTTTTCTCACCAAGTGGGTCTTGGCCTAGCGACTGCATTCGCTTCGCTTGCTCGAAGTACCAAGCGCTATTGTCTGGTTTGGTTGTGACTTCCGCTTGCTTGCCTTTGTGCTTGTGCTCATCAACGTGCACGTTATTACGCACGGCAATCGTCTTATAAACCTGTTTTAAATAGTTGTGGTTTGCCAAAGGTTTCGTGTCGTTGTACTGCGCACGCTTCTCACGCAGCTTGCCAACACACTCGACCAAAGCAGACGCCAACACATGGTCTGCTTTGTACTCTTCGGTCACTTCACGCAGCAGGCGCAACGTGCGACTTAAAGACAAGTCAGACTTAGCAGGACGGAACAAACTTAAGTAAGCCAACATAGGGCGAGCAACAAAATCGGGTAGGCTCGCCACTTCGCCTAACAGCTCCTTGCCAGACTGGTCTTGAATCAGCGCATCCAAATGGAGATTGGTATGGCAAACCGGGCAACGGGTTAGTTTCATAGCGTTTCCTCTTTCAAATCGAGAAACATAGCTTTCTTCAGTTCAAGCCCTTCTAGCTTTTTGAACTGACGACAAAGGACCGAGGCTTTAGAAAAGTTAGGTAGGTGGAACACTCGTTTTTCATCAAGGTCTGGATACTCTTTTTTCACGCCGCGCTTGCCATAGATTTTCGTAATGGAGGTTTTGAATTTATTGTCATATTTGGCCTTGGTTTTTTTACACCAAACATCTTCGAGAATGGCTGGCGCTTTATCACTAATGCCGTTTTTACCTTCACTAAAGCTGACCCATTCGCCTTTGACAGCTCCGTCAATGTAAACCTGCAAGCTTGTTTTAGATTCAGAAACGCGCACTCGCTGAACACAGACCTCATGCCCTTTATATGTGAATGTAATGCTCACAAAAGAGCCCGACATTTCCGCTTCGATGTCTTCCCACATTTCTTTGGTGATTGGCTTACCTTTAACTTCACTCATTCTTCCCATTCCTTCTCATTACTCGATATTGATTCAATTCTTTTGGCCCTCGGTAGCGGGGTGTTTCGCCAATCCCCGCAATACCTATCAGCCCATGTTTCAGCCTCATCTTGACTGCACCGACGGTGCGCCATGATGTATTTAATTAACTTGTTAGGCCGCTTCCTCGCTGTCTCGCTCATTGACCATGTCCTCGTACTCTTCACGAACATTGGAACCAAGACGGCCTTGAACAAACTTGAGCGCCGCGATATAGCCATCTTCAAACGTGTCATCTGGAAAGGCTGTGCCATCGTTCTCGATAAGCGCTTCGGCCATTTCGATTTCGAGCTCTAATGCGCTGTAGCTGTGTGGCGTAGTAAAACAACGTTGCAGTTCGTTACCCATTGATAGCCTCCGATTCCCATGACAATGTGCGCATCATGCGTTGTTGGTATTGGCAAAAGTCCGCTCTTGCTTGTGACCAACGGCGGTTAGAACCACTCAGCGCAGCATAAGATGCGCTTTCCCAAAGCTGGCTTGCGTAAGAAAACTCGCCAGCCTTTTCTGCTTCTGCGGCCTTAGTCGCAGCATCCATATAGAAATTTGATTCAGGCATGGTGTTCGCCTCCAATTTTCTTTTCATAAACCGTCACGATGTGATTGTTTTTGACGAGGAAGTAAGCGTGCTCACATACGAGAATTCGTTTTGGTCGCCAGCCGTATTCCTTTTTCATGATTCGACGCAATTGGTTTTTGGTTGGGCGGCGCGCCTTTAGCACCGCCCCAATCAAATCCCACTCGTTGCGTCCCGTTCTTTGTTTCCAACGCTCGATAGCGTGAAGGGTGACTCTGATACGTCCATAACGAGTTGGAATTTCCATATTCCGCCTCCGTTATAGCTTCGCGATATCGAGTGCAATCTGCTTGTATTGACCGTCGCTTTGTCGCTCATAGACGCGAAGGTATGGCGTTTTACCCACGACCTTGATGGAATCGGCAATCGCATCCATCGCTTCGATCCAGTCTGAATCGTTGATATTGAGCTGGCGTAAAGACAACACCTGGTTGACGTCGATGTTGCCTTGCTTATCCACTCGGAACGCGAGATCAACTAACGCTTTAATTTGGTCGCTAGAACCTTCCGACCAGCGCTTGATGCATTCATCAATCTTGGCCTTGGCTGCTTGAATGCGTTCGTCAAATACGCGGTGTTCGCCAATACTGCGCTGCACTTTGTACTTACCGTCGAACGATAGAAGCGTGACGTTTCCTTTGGTTCCGCCATATTTCACATCAAACTCTTGTGCGCTTAGGTCTACGAAGTCTGCAACCTGAGCCATTGAAGAGGCTTTAAACTCAGCCATAACGGTTTGCAGCTGCTTTGCCGCCTCGACGATGTTCGAAACAACATCATCACGCAGAAGGTCGATCTCTTTGATTTGGCTAAGAGGCACCAAGTGACCTTGGGCGTTAGTGCGAAAATCGGTTTGTTGGTTTTGGTTAGTGGATGTCATTTTTAAATTCCTGTTTTAACTTTTCATCGAATTCTTTTTTCATTTGGCTTTCATATAGCAATTGCATTGCGTCTTGCATTTTTTCGTAGACCAAATCCTTTACTAAAGAGGCCATCTCGTTCATATCCTCGTTAGTGCATTTTTCGATTTGAAATCCAACAAAGACTCTAGGACCTCTTTCATCACGCTCTTCTTTAAACGTGAAAGTTAGCTTTGCCATTTCCCATTACTCCAAAAAAATAGGTTTGAAAGTAAATGTGCCGTTGCTTTCTATAACTTCGACTCGTTCGAAATTCGCTGCCTTCGAGTCTTCGTATGCAGCAACAATGCTTTCTAAATCCTCTGGGTGTACCTCGTCCTTTTTGTTTAGATAATCAAGCTGCGTTAAAAGAACGCCCTGGTATTCTTTCTTACTGATAGTTCTCATCTTCTTTCCCTTAAAAATTTGCAGGCCATTGAGCAATCAGCTCTGGCGCGTATGGGTTTAGGTTTTGGGTAATTTGGTAAGCTTCTGGCAGCCCGTTAGATAGCCAACGCACAATGCATCCACTTAAGCGAGCAACGCAGATATCTTCCATCTGACCATTCACACGCTCACGCATCGGAATCGCCTTATGCAGCAACCAGGTTGGCGGCATTTCGATAGTGATGACAGGAATGGCAAGCCCTTTCATCGCAAAGCCAATAATCTCCGAACCTTCACGATTCAAGCGTTCAACGGCATTGTTCAACGCGCGGCGCTTTTCTGTTTGATTAAGCATGTGAACCTCCGATTCCAAGAGCCAACGCCCATAGAGGGTCAATCTTTAAAACAGGCTGCTTACTCAAAGTGCGCTGTCGCTTTATTGGCTTTTCCAGTGCTTCTTGTATAGGCATTCCCATTTGAATAACTCGTGTCATTAAAGTCCCATAAGGAAACTGGTGAGCCTCAGCGATATTTTTCAAACCACAAATACCTTGATATTCATACTTGGTTTGAACTCCATTCTTGGGCTTTCCTAATTCGACAGCTTGCTTAATTGTCAGTCGCTCTCTGTTGACTCGGTTTCTTAGAGTGCTTAAAGGGATACCAGTATGCTTAGAGATTTCTGGTAGACCTTTAATGCCTTGATAGACATGAACTGGCTTTCTCATAAATCACCTCATTGCTTTTCATAGCGGTGGCATATCGCAATATGCTCATCCAATTGCTTGCTTTCCGTAGCTGAAAGCGTTCGTTCCTGAGCCACTTTGAGTAATCCAACAACCTTCTCAAATGCCGCTCTGTATTCAATGTTGAGTGGAAGCTTTTTCAATTCACTCTTCCTTTCGTTCGGCTTTTATCTCCTCTGCGCACTTAGGGCAGTAATCAAAACCATCATCACCAATCACCCATCCATGATCTTCAAGTTCATAAACCTCTGTTTCAGCAGAAGAAGGGCATTCACTTTTCAATTCTTTTTCTCTGATGCAACTAAAGCCATCACATGAAACCTTTGCGCTAAAAGTCATATCCCACCTCACTCATTGGTTTCTAATTCAGCAAATGCCTTACGAAGCACTTGCTCGCTAATGCTTCCACCTTTGGCAAACATCGCTGCCAGCTTCAGCGTTTTACTCAGAAGTCGAAGACCACCAGGTCGCTCACTGATTTGCACCATTAATCCGCGTTCGGCTTCACCATCTACTCGCCATGCATCCGCAATTGCGTGAACGTCAGCCAGTTTGGTTTTATGGATACCGCGTTTCTTCGCGATGCGAGAGAACAAGCGAGCAAAGTCTTCGTTTCTACGGCCACCCGTAAGCTGCGTATAAACCTTGTTGTTACCGACTAGAACCATGCCAATGCCAGTCTCTTCTTGTAGAATTCGCAGCTCTTCTAGCGTTGGGTAATCAAGGTGATCGGCCTCATCAATAATCACCAAGCCTTCACTACCGACTAAGCGGTTTCGGATAACGCGAGACAACATACCTTTGCGGCGAGGGGCATCATCCAAACCAAGTTCTAACGCCAGTTCATAAAGACACTCGGTGAGGCTTGAACGGCTTGGGCTTGCAGTCACCATCCAAACGTTATTGTTGTTGCGCTTGTATTCACGCAGCGTTTCAGACTTGCCAACACCAGACGCCCCAAAAATAACCACGATGGATTCTGTCACTTGCGCATAAGTCATATCATCCGTGATTTGCTTTGCGGTCTGCGTCATCACAAAGCCTGGGTTCACGCTTGGTGTGTTATTGCGTTGCTCTCGCATTCGTAGCCAATTCGCTAACTTTTCAATCATCTTTGATGGGTCAGCCTTGTATGTGCCGCTGAATATTTGGCTTAGCGTGGCTGGCGACACGCTGATCTCTTTTGCTAATTGAGAGTTTGAAATAACTTTCGCTTCTGTTAGCGCGCGTACTTGCATCAATACGTCGGTATGTTTCGCTTCTGCTGCGCCTAGCGTTACAACGTTGTTGTCCATAGTTATTCTCCGTTTATTAAAGGTTTAAATTGGGTTTAAAGGCGATTCTTCTTTCGCTGCTCCATCAAGTAGGCAACGCTCTCGCTAAAGTTCTGTTCGTAGTCATCTTCGGCTTCTTCCTCTACCTGAACGCGCGCAACGGTATTTCCAATCGCGACAGGTCGGAATAGTTCGACGGTTTTGGTTTCTGGAATAACGTCTTCTTCTGCTGGCTTCATGAGTGCAGCAACTTCCAATGCATCCATTTCTTTCTGAGCCAACGCCGCAGCTTTATTAGCTTTGGTGAACTGAGTACGTTTTCTTGTGTGTTCTCTGGCTGCTTGCGTATCGCCAAAGCCAGACTTGTCGATACATCCAGCGGTACAAATTCGCACGCCGTTTAACGTGTAAACTTCTACTGATGAATGCAGGTTTAATGGGTCGAAACGAGCAACGACTTTCTGGCCGATATAGTCCATTAGAGGTTCGTTGAAATAACGATTCTTACGACCTTTCAAGCTGCCGCCAGCATCGAGAGAGATAGTCCCATGACGCGAGACACGTACTGCTTCTGCTTCTAGCATCATCACTTGCAGTTGCTCTTGCGTGGCTTTGCGGATTGGCGCAACTTCATAGCTAGCTTTGAATGCATCGTTGAAGCTCATAAAGCCTTGGCAGACTTCTGTGTTGCGATTTGGCTTTGAGTTATATAGCTCTACACCTTTAGCGATAATCTTCAGGAACTCTTCTGCATCTACTGCTTTGGTTCCGTAGTTGTCTGGCTTCGCCATTGGGTTTGGCCCTGTGTATGCACCTTCACAACGAATATCACCATCAATCAACTCATCTAACCCGCCGACACCAAAGGCACGTTCAATCGGTTTCGCCTGACCATGGCCTTTGCCAAGGATGACGCTAGACCAGTGCAGCTTGATGCCAAGCATTGGGATGATGCCAAGTGGGTCGTCTTGCTTTACTTTGAATCGGTAACGGTTTGGTACGCCGCCAGTCATCCACTTGTTGGCCGCTGCGCGGGTGTTATCAAGCGTGATTTCTTTTGGTATTCCGTACTTTGCGCATATGTCCATCAGTGATAAGCGAATGCTGTCTGTGTTTTCACTGATGTCGCAGCGCCACC